TTTGTCAGATCTTAATCTTGGAATTAACTCTCCACACTATGATTATTTTAAAAAAATTTTTAATAGGTTATGTGAACGATCTAATATTAAAGTTAATAAACTATTAAGAATGAATATTAATATGACTTTTCATAATTCAGCTAAACATGGAAATTTACATGTCGACCATAGTTTTCCACATTATGTAATGATACTATATTTAAACAATGCATCTGGAAATACTTTAATATTTAACGAACAATACGAAAAAACAAAACCAATTGAAATTGAAAATGTGGATAGTAATCAATATACACTTAAACATGAGATAACGCCTAAAAAAAATAAAGTTGTATTTTTTAAAGGAATGAGTTATCATGCTCAAGAATTTAGTAAACCAAATGAAGAAAGAATACTTTTTATAGCTACGTTTCAATAATATTAAAATGCAAATAAATTTATGTTTTCCTACTGTAATAGGATTTAGTGATTGTCCTTTTATTGATGAAATAAAAGAACCTTATAAAAAAATAATATCAGATTATAAATATGAAGCAAATGGTAGATGTGATGAAAACATACATTTAAACCCTAAGTTTAGTAAACTAAATAATTGGATAATAGGTGAGTTAAATAAGTATGTTGAAGGACATATTTACAAAGATAAATATGAGTGCACTGAGTCGTGGTTAATAGATTATAAACTAGGGATCTATCAACCAATACACAATCATCCTGGTTTTGTTTTTTCTGTTTTATTTTTCTTAGAAGGATATGAAGATGATGTTAATTTAACTTTTCATCATCCTGTTGACGATATGATGAATCCTTTAAATAACACAGCAAAACAACAAGGAGAAACGAATGATTTTACACATAGAGAAATATACTATAAACCTAAAACAGGAAGATTAATTATATGGAGAAGTAACATAATGCATTCAGTTTTACCTAAAACAAAAAATTGCAAAAGAATAATTTTATCATATAATTTTAGTAAAAAATGATTTTAAGAAATTACTATTGGTGGTTTGATTCTGTAATACCTTCTCGAGTGTGTGATGAAATAATAAAATACGGCACAAGCAAAGATTCTAAACTTGCTATTACAGGAGATTTTAACGACATAAAAAAACTAACAGAAAAAGACGAAAACAAATTAAAAAGACACCGTAATTCTCAAGTTTCTTTTTTATCAGAACCTTGGATATTTAAAGAAATTTACCCATACATTACTGTAGCAAATCAAAACGCAGGTTGGAATTTTGAATTATCAAATACAGAAAGTTGTCAATTTACTAAATATGGATTAGACCAACACTACGGTTGGCATTGTGATTCTTGGAAAACACCTTACAAAGAACCGCCATGGAGAAAAGGGTTAATTAGAAAACTATCAATGACTTTATGTTTAAATGATGCCACGGAGTACGAAGGCGGAGAACTTGAATTTGATTTTAAAGATAAAACAAAAACAAAACCCGTTGTTTGTGAACAAGTTAAAAAGAAAGGTTCTATTGTAGTTTTTCCATCTTTTGTTTGGCATAGAGTTAAGCCTGTAACAAAAGGCACGAGATATAGTTTAGTAGCTTGGAATTTAGGAAAACCATTTGTTTAAAATATGAAAACTTATGATAATATACTTACTGAAAAAGAAAGAATTGATATGATTAATTTTATAAAAACTAAACTTAAACAATTTAGTAATACTCATCCTGGTTTGCAAACTGAAAGTAATTTACACGAGTATCCAGAAATGAAAACATTTTTAAAAAAAATTAATTCTTATATAGATAATTTTAAAATTTATCACTGCTGGGCAAATGTTACAAACGGTGATAATATAGCGTGGCATTCACATCCTCCTTTTGTTGTTAGGTCATTAGTATATTATTTAAAAAATAAAAGTCAGATTGGGACTATATTTAAAAAAGGAAAAATTAAAGTAGAGGTCACTAAAGCTCCTGAAAATTCTTTAGCTATTTTTGATGGTAGGTTAGAGCATTCTGTTCCAATTCATTTACCCGAAGAACGTATATCAGTTGCTGTGGATTTAATGTTATGAGTTTTAAAGATAAAAAATATACTATAAAAAGAAATGCTATATCAAAAGACATGGCTAGATTTTTATATGATTATCTTTTGTTAAAAAGAAAAACAGCTAGAACAATGTTTGACTTTAAATTTCTGTCCCCTTACACAGAATATTTTGGAGTATGGAATGATCCTCAAATTCCTGAAACATATTCGCACTATTCAGATATAGTAATGGAAACTTTATTAGAAGATTTAAGATCTTTAATGGAAAAAGAAACAGGTCTTGTTTTACTTCCTACTTATTCTTATTGCAGAATATATAAAAATGGAGATATATTAAAAAGACATAAAGACAGACAAGCGTGTTCTGTTTCAACAACTATGAATTTAGGAGGTGACCCTTGGCCAATATGTATAAACCCTAATTCAGAAGAAGGCTATGTTCAAGGTGAAAAAACAGGTGTTCATCAAGTTCAAGACTATGTACCGTCAAATAATCCTGGTGTTAAAGTAGAACTAGAACCAGGAGATATGTTAATATATTCTGGTTGTGAACTAGAACATTGGAGAGAACCTTTTGAAGGTAATAATACTGGACAAGTATTTTTACACTACAATAATAAAAGTGAGCCAAATGCTAAAGCTGAAAAATTTGATAGAAGAGTGCATTTAGGTTTACCCGCTTGGTTCAAAGGAAAAAATCCTGAGGATTTTAAGTGAGTGAAGAAAGATACTACTATTGGAAATTTGAAGAATTATATTCCAAAGAAGAAGTAAATAAAATTGATGGTCAAATAGATACCAGTATTTCTAAAGATGCAAAGGATGTGCCTGCTGACAATGTTGTTAAAACAGCACAAGTAAAACTAATTGATTCTGTTAAAATAAAATTATTAGACAGAATGTTAGATGCAGTTGTCGACGGTAATAAAAGAAACTTTGGATATAATATATATTACGAAAAACATATAATGAATCACAATACATACTCTTATGAAAACAAAGGAAAGTACAATTATCACATTGATGCTACATTTTTTAACCCGGCTTCTGATATTAAATTGACTGCAATACTTAATTTATCTACAGAAGAATATGAAGGCGGAGATTTTTACATAAATATAGGCGAAGAATTTATAGTTCCTGAAATAAAAAAACCAGGCAATTTAATAATATTTCCATCTTACCTCTTGCATAAAGTTACACCTGTTACTAAAGGAAACAGGAAAACATTAACCGCTTGGATTGCCGGTCCAAAATTTCAATGATGCAAAAAATATTTGAATCTAAATTAATACAAAACAATCATTCTTTGTTTGTCGACAAATGTAATAAAACTTATGAAAGAATAACTTATTTAATCAATAATAAGGACACAACATGGAATTATAATTTGTATAACGTATTTACAGTAACAGCCGGTGATGTTTATTTCCATAAGTTGTTTAAAGAATTAGTAAACATAATTAAAAATTACCATAAAAAAGATGAACCATTATGGGTTCAATGTTGGTTAAATTATCATTCTGACAAACAAGTATTAGATTGGCATGATCATAAATGGTTATTTCATGGATACATTTCTATTGATCCAAAAGATACTAAAACAATATTTGAAAATGGTTTTGAAGTTAAAAATAAACCAGGTAATATTTATATTGGGCCGTGTAATGTAAAACATAAGGTGGTCGTGGAGAAACCTTATTCTGGTTACAGAATAACTTTAGGTTTTGATGTCATAAACGAGCCAAACTATCAAATAAACACAACTTCTTTTGTGCCTATATAGTATTGATTTTTACAAATATTGCAGTAAAGTGTCTTTTTAAACTAGGAATAATATGCTACAAAAATTAGGTTTTGCTCCAGGATTCAACAAACAAGTTACCGAAACCGGGGCCGAAGGTCAATGGTTTGACGGTAATAATGTTCGTTTTAGATATGGTAGTCCAGAAAAAATAGGTGGTTGGGATCAGTTAGGTGAAGATAGTTTAACTGGTGCTGCACGAGCTCTACATCATTGGGACAACAATGCCGGTATTAAATACGCAGCCATAGGTACAAATAGAATGTTGTATGCTTACTCTGGTGGTCAATTCTATGACATTACTCCAATAAGAGCAACGATTACTGGTGTTGTGTTTTCATCGGATTCTGGAACACCGACAGTTACAGTTACATTCCCAAGTCCTCATGGTATGGAGGCTGACGATATTGTATTGTTTACTGGAGTTACAGGAGTTTCTGGATCGAGTTCTACTTTTTCTGATGCTTCTTTTGAAGATAAAAAATTTATGGCAGCTTCTGTGCCAACGTCTACAACAATTACAGTTACAATGCCTTCTAATGAATCAGGCACTCCATTAAGTCTTACAGGTGATGCTACAGGACAACCTTTTTATGCTGTGGGTCCTGCACAACAATTAGGCGGGTTTGGTTGGGGTACAGCAAATTTTGGCGGAACTGCTTCAGGTATCGCAACGACTACTTTATCAACAGCTTTAACAGACACAACTACAACTAACATTGTTGTAGCCAGCTCGACTGCATTTCCTGCTTCCGGAGAAATTAGAATTGGTACAGAGGATATTAGTTATACAAACAATGATCAGGCAACAGGGACATTGAGTGGCGGAGCTAGAGGTGTTAACGGCACGACTAAAGCTACACATAGTGGAGGAGTTACGGTAAGTAATATTTCAGCTTTTGTTGCATGGGGCGAATCATCTACAGACGATGTAACTATTGATCCTGGTTTATGGGTCCTTGATAATTATGGTACAAAATTAATTGCACTTATTTATAACGGTGCTTGTTTTGAGTGGGATGCTCAACCAACAAATGCAACTAACATTAGAGCTACAATTATACCAAATGCTCCTACTGCATCTAGACATGTATTAGTTTCTACACCAGATAGACACTTAGTATTTTTTGGAACAGAAACAACTGTTGGTGATTCAGCAACACAAGATGATATGTTTATAAGATTCTCTTCTCAAGAAAGTATTGATCAAACAGATTCATACACAGTGACTGCAGAAAATACTGCTGGTACACAAAGGTTAGCTGCCGGATCAAAAATAATGGGAGCTATCAAAGGTAGGGATGCAATTTATGTTTGGACAGATACTGCTATATTTTTAATGCGTTTTGTTGGTGCACCTTTTACATTCTCTTTTGAACAAGCTGGAACTAACTGCGGATTGATAGGTAAGAATGCTTGCGTAGAAGTTGATGGTTCTGCATATTGGATGTCAGAAAATGGTTTCTTTACATATGATGGTCAATTAAAATCTATGCCTTGTTTAGTAGAAGATTATGTTTACGATGATATTAATACTACCTCTAGAGATTTAATTAACTGCGGATTAAATAATTTGTTTACAGAAGTTAATTGGTTCTATTGTAGTAATGGAGTAAATCAAATTGACAGTGCAGTCACATATAATTATTTGGAATCTACAAATAAAAGACCTGTATGGAGCGTAAGCAATATAACTACAGAAACTAATTCTTCAGGTGCTTCTGTAAAAGTAGGTATTCCTAGAGCTTCTTGGTCAGACTCTGCTGTATTTAATAAGCCTCATGCAAATTATTATGACCCTGACAACAATAGTTCTTATGACGTACAGGGTAATACTGATGGTAGTACAGTATACTACGAACATGAAACAGGTACTGATCAAATTAATGCTGGTGGAGTTATTACCCCTATAAAAGGAGTAATTACTTCTGGTGATTTCGATATTACTCAAAAAAGAGCTGCGTCAGGTCAAGCGGTAGGGATGCCAGACATAAGAGGTGATGGAGAATACATTGCAAAAATTAATCGTATTATACCAGATTTTTTAGAACAGACAGGTAACACAAGAGTTTCATTAATAATGACAGATTACCCAAACAATACTTCTGTTGTTAAAAATTTTGACATAGCTAGAACTCAAACGAAACAAGACACAAGAGTTAGAGCTAGAGCTATTGCATTAAGAATATCTAATATAGCTAGTTCACAAAATTGGAAACTAGGTACATTTAGATTAGATATACAACCAGACGGGAGAAGAGGATAATGAATAGTTCATATTTTTTTGGAAACAGAGTTGGTCTTAATAAAGGCGGTAGAGCTTCTTTTAACACAGGAGGTCCAGGTTTTTATAATGAAGCAGATCAAAAGCTATACGAAGATTTTCAATTTTTACCACAAGAACAATACAGATTAGGTTTAGGTAATACTACAACAACTAAACCAAATGATGTCGGACAAACTGGTATTATGAACCAAGCCCCTAGTAGTGATACATACATACCACCTTATCAAGGTTTAGGTAATGGTGGCGGTGATGGTGATGACGATGATGATGATGGTGAAACTACTAATGCAGGTATAACTAGTAAAATGGGTATAGCTGGAAATTTATTAGGATTTATGACGAATCCTATAGGAATGATAATTGGAAGAGGTATTGGCAACCTTGTTGATAATATAAAAAACCCATATACAAATGCTTTCGGTGGTTTAAACAAAGATACTAAAGATGCTATTGATAATCAAGGTAAAGAATCTGCACCAGGTAGAGGTGATGCTGGAAACCCAGGTGGTACTAGTGGAGGCATGACTGATGCTAATGCCGGATCATTTTGTTTTGATCCAAGCACTCCTATTCAAATGGCTAATGGTTCAACTAAAGAAATTAAAGATATTCAATTAGGAGATGACACTAAAGGCGGAGAAGTTACAGGTGTATTCCAATTTAAAGCTACTGATGAAATACATGATTACAAAGGTGTTACCGTTGCAGGTAGTCACTTTGTTAAAGAAGATGGTAAATTTATTATGGTTAAAGATAGTCCACTTGCAATTAAGATTGATAAGATACCGGTAGTTTATTCTTTAGATACAACGGGCCGAAGAATATTTATTAAAGATATTGAGTTCGCTGATTACAATGGTGATGGTGTTGCTAAGAGTTTCTTAAGTAATGCAGGTGTTGATTTATCTGGATTTGATAAAGAGGTATTAAGACAAGTAGAACACAGATTAATATAATGGCAAAAATTGTACAATCATTAACTAGAGCAAGTGAAGAATATGATGAGAAAACTTTTCAGTCTTTAGTAAGAGATCTTGATGGAGTTATTAATAAACTAAACACTACATTTCAAGAACAGTTAAAACAGGAGATAGAAGCGAGAGCTTTCTTTTTAGAATAATGGCAACAGTAAATCAGTATAAATTTAAAGGTGTAGATAATAGTACAAGTGGTAGTGCTTTAGTTCCTTTAGGAACTGGTAATCCTTTAATTAATGAAACGATAGTTATTAAATCAATATTAGTTACATCAGCTGGAACACCGACAGTGACTATTACAAACAATAGTATTACAGCCATTAAATCAGCTGCACTTACAGCTAATGTTACTACAGAATTATTAACCCAACCGCTAATAGTAGAAGGTGGTAAAACTTTTACAGTTCAAGCAAGCACAACAGACTCGTTTGATGTGGCTATTAGCTACCTAAACATTAAAAAGGAGAAAACAGACTAATGAATAAAGACATACCAACAATAGTTCCAGAGGAAGTAATTACAACATATAGACACAAGGTAACTGGAGAGGTTTTTAAGGAAAGAAAAGACTGGGAAGCCAAGGGTTTTAAGAACGAGGACATGGCACAGGACGTAAAAGTCGTTATGCCAACACTTGATTTGTTCGCAGAAACAAAGTAAAACGAATAAACTAGGATAAAATTATGGCAATTTCAAGAATGCAACAACCAAGACAAATGTACGGACTAGGTAGTATCGTTAAAAAAGCGGTACGGGGCGTTAAGAAAGTTGCTAAAAGTCCATTAGGTAAAGCAGCGATAGCGGGAGCTATAGGTTTTGGTATACCGGGAACTAATTTTGGTGGTTTAATTGGTAGAGGTGCTGGATCAATGTTTGGTAGTGCACCGAGTGTTTTTGGAAAAACTGGTGGTCTTGGTGGATTATTACCACGTTTGTTTGCTAATCCTACAACGGCACAAATGAAACTACAAGGACTAGAAAAAGGTTTTTTTCCAAGCATGTTTGGTAAAATGTCCACAGGTCAAAAAATATTTACAGGTTTAGCGGGTACAGCTTTAGCTGCACCTTTTTTAGCAGGTAAACCAGAAGAAGTAGTAGAAGAAGCTGAAGACCAAATAGATGTTGATGCAATTAAACAAAGTGCAAGAGATTTTTATATGGGTACTGGTGGTAAAAATTTAAGCTTCATGCCTAAAAAAGAATACGTTGATCAAAATTTTTATGCACAACAATCAGCTGCTGACGGCGGAAGAATTGGATATGCAATGGGTGGAAACACTGATGACGAAGATGAAGTAGTAAGAATGACTGCAGGTCAAAGAATAATGCCAAGAGCTACATTTTTAAGTATGGGTGGTGGTGCAGGAAATGCACAAGCAGAACAAATGTTAATGGCAGAATTTGTAAAATATAAAAACCAAGGTGGTGATTTATCTTTTGAACAATTTGTTAAAGCAGTAATGCAACAACAGTCTCAAGGTATGGAACAACCTACGATGGCTGCTAATGGTGGTAGAATGGGTTACAAAGAAGAGGGTTCTGTTATAGATCAAGAAACAATTAACATGGTTATTGATATGAATAGTAAAGGAATGGATATGGATACTATGGTTCAAATTACTGGACAACCTGTTGAAACTATTACAAACATTATAAATTCATTAACACAACAAGCTGATGGCGGATCAGTACCAGATTCAACAGTTCCAGGATACACAACACCAGCAGGATATAATAAATTTGATTACACATCAGGTGGTGTAAGAGTTGGTAAAGCTGAAGGCGGAATCATGGCAACTGACGAAGCATCAGAAATGATTGACATGGGTGGCATGGAAAAAGATTACAGAGAAGAAGGTGGTTTTGTAGCAATGGGTGGCGAAGAAAGAGCTGATGATGTACCTGCAAGATTATCTAGAAACGAATTTGTATTTACTGCAGACGCTGTAAGAAATGCAGGCGGTGGAGATATAGACAGAGGATCTGAGGTTATGCAAAACTTAATGGATAACTTAGAGCAAGGCGGACAAGTTTCAGAGGATTCACAAGGTTTAGGTGGTGGAGAAGAAATGATGTCTGAAGAAATTATAGAAGAACCAGACGGAGCGCAAGCAATGTATGAACAACAACAAGCATTACAATCAAGGATGATATAATGGCAATACAAGATTTTATAGAACCAGCAGTAAAAGATTACGCAACACAGGCAACGGCCACTTATTCGGCACCTATTGATACAAGTAAATTTACTGGCAGACAATTTGTTGCGGGACAAGATCCTATGCAAACACAAGCAGCAGCACTTGCTACACAAGGTGTTGGTTCTTATTCACCATACTTACAAGCAGCACAAACTGCACAGACAGCAGGAGCCGGGGCTCTGGGACAATCAGCACAAACCGTTGGTGGCTTAAGTGCTTTAACAGGACCACAAGCTTACCAACCTTTTATGTCTCCGTATCAATCACAAGTTATTGATGCAACATTATCTGAATTTGATAAATCAAGATTAGCAGGACAACAACAAATTAGAGATGCCGCTGTTGGTTCTGGAAATTTTGGTGGTGGTAGAGAAGGTGCTATGATGGGTCAATACAATGCAGACTCACTAGCAGATAGATCAGCACTACAAGCACAAATGTTACAACAAGGATTTGGTCAAGCAAATCAATTAGCACAACAAAATTTTTTAAATCAAGGCGCTATTGCAAGAGAACAACAAGGACTAGCTGGTGCATACGGAAATCAAATGAACCAACAGTTTGGTTTATCTGACTTTGGTAGAACGGGTATGGGTCAAGATATTAATGCACTAGGATCTTTAGGTGCAGTTAATCAAGGTCAACAACAAGCATTGTTATCTGCTGATCAACAAGCAGCGCAGACTGGAGCGTATGAACCTTACGGAAGATTATCACAATATGGTAGCGCATTAACTGGTTTAGCTGGTGGATACGCAGCACCACAATATTCAGAACCACAACAATCAAGTCCTTTCCAAACAGCATTAGGTACAGCTATGGGTCTAGGTGGATTGTACGGAAAAATATTTAAACCCTAGGAATTATTATGGCTAAAGAAACTGGAACACAGAAATTAAAAAGATATGGAAAAAATGCAGCATATACTGCTGGAAGCGGTATGGGTATTTCTTTTTTAGATAATTTAGCAAGAGCTTTTGGTGTTTACAAAGACGGTGGTAGAGTTAGAGGTGTGGGTAAAGCTACACATGGTTATGGTAAAGCAATGAAAAACCAAGGTAGAAAAAAATAATGAGAACTTTAAACAGACCTATGTTTAGATATGGTGGCCCTATTAAAGAAGGAGTTATGCATGGTATTAGAGAATCAAAAAGAAATGGTGGATCTATGAACAGACAGGCAGCTCTTGTAGGTAACCCTAATTTTCCTATGCAAAACGGTAGAGCTCTTCACTCAGAAGCAGCAACTAGGTCTGCTTTAGAAAAAATTAAACAGGCAACACTAAGCACTGTTAAAAACCCTATTAAAAGTTTAAACCCTGCAAAAAAAATTGGTATGGCTAAAAATGTTGGACTAGCTGTATTAAATCCTCTTAAAAATTTTTACAGAAGACAAGTGGGTAAACTAGATATGCCTGGAAAATTTGTAAAAAAAGGTGGAGCTCTAGGTCCTGGTTATGCGGGCGTAGGCCAAACAGGTTCTTTGTTACAGAGAGCAAAATATTTTGCTAGTAAAAATCCTAAAACAACAGTTGGTGGACTTTATTTAGGAAGTGGTCCGGCTGTAGATATAGCTTCAGGTTCTGTTGGCCCTCTTAAAACAGTTGGAAGACAACTTATGGATCTTGCTGTACCTGATTTTATTTACGATCAAGATGCAGCTGATGCGGAAAAAGCAGCGGCAATAGAATTGGCTAAGAAACAAGAGAGAGACGCATTAAGAAAAATGAATTCAGGTACTGATGAAGTTATTACAGAAACAGTAGAAGAAAAAACACCAGAACAATTAAGAAAAGACCGTATTGAAAAATACAGAGACATCGTAGATATTAAAGGCATGAACAAAGATGCTGCATACAATTCTTTAATAGCAGCCAGTCAAGCTATTTCTGGAGAAGGTGATTTTAAAGGTAGTCTTAAAGATGGAAGTTTAATTAATAAAATTATTCAATCAACTAGTAAAGCTTTTGATAAACCTAAAGCAACTAAAGATGCAATTGATACTCTTATACTTAAAGGTGAGATTGAAGCAGATATAGCTGCAGGTAAAGCTGGTTCTTATGAAAAACAAGTAGCAGCAGTAGCTAAAAATTTAGGAGTGGATATAAAAACTGCTCAAAAAATGTTAATAAAAGAACCTGTTGATGTAAGAAGTCAAGTTGTGTCAGATATATCTACTACTAAACAACCACTAACACATAAACTTCTTGTAAGTTCTGTTAAAAAACAAATACCTGGAGCAACTGTGTTACTTAATGCTGATCAAGCAAAAGATAAATTAGGTGAAAATCAAAGTGCTGAAGATTATTTGATGACTACTGATATATTTAACACGGTAGAAGACCCTAGTGGCGTATATATTATTGGTCAAGAAGTTGTACAAGTTGATAAAAAAGGCAACACAACAACACTATTCCCGTAATGAATTATGGCTATAAAACCTTCAGATTTATTTTCAACTTCCGAATACGAAAATAGAAACAATAGAGTCGGAACAATAGAGTCCATGTTATCTGGCGTAGCGTCAGGTCTTATTGCTATTCCAAAAGGTTTTTTTTCATTAGGTGCAAGTCTTATGGATCTTGGTGTCAACAGCGGTAAAGCTGCTGCAGTAGAACAATGGTTTGACGACCTTACAGAATTTGATGAAAAAGCAGAAGCTACAGCTGCAGGAAAAATTACAGAACTAATTGTTAACATTGGTATACCTGGTGGTATAGCTTTTAAAGCTGGTGCTAATCTAGCAAAAAGTGCAATGCTTGCTGGCAAAAGTGGTAAGTATGTAAAATTAAATAACAAAGATTTAGTAGGTGCAGCTGACGAAGCATTAGAACTTACAGCTAAAGGTAAAGGTAGACAATTTATTGCAGGTGCATTAAGTGGCGGTGCAGCTGAGGGTGTGTTTGTAGGTGATGCAGAAAAAGTTGGTACGTTTGGAGATCTTATAGGTGGTCCTACTGAAATAAATAGAAGTAGCACAGATCCAGATGCGACAAGAGAAATATTAAACAGAATTAAATTTGGTACAGAGGGTGCATTGTTTACAGGTATTCTTGGTGGTACTGGTAAAGTTATTAAAAAAATTACAGATAGAAATAAAAGATTAGATGTTGAAAACTCTGCATTAGATAGATGGATAGATAAAGTAGCATCAGGGTTTAGGGCACGTAGTGGTAAGACACAAGAATTTTTTGATATTGAAAGAGGCACTATTGGTGCACAAGCCGCAGATACAAATGCTGCTAGAAATTTATCTAGAGATTTAGAAATAGATATTGATAAACTTTTTCCTTTCTTTCGTAACATAGGGAATAAACAAACGGCAAAACAAAAAGATGAATTTTTAAAAGATCTTAACGATGCATTATTATCTGGAGAGGCAAAACTAGGTGATGATGGTGTTGCAACTTTTGGAGAAATGGAAAGAAGAATTTTAGATAAAGATGGTAATTTAATTGGTGGACTTGATAAGATTAGAAGAACAATAGATGAGTTTGCTCCAGACAAAGCAACAGCAGATGCTTTAGACGTGTCTATTACAGGTGGCCTGAGTGTAATGAGAAGTAAATGGTCTGATCTATTTTCTAAACTTGGTGGTAGTTTAAGTAAAAAAGAAATTGCTGATTTCAAACAATTGTTTGGTAATAAATTTAAAACTTATCTTGGTTCTACTTATGATATATTTCAAAACAATAGTATCTTGCCTTTCATGAGATATAAACCTTCTGCTCAAGCAATTGAAAATGCTAAAACAATATTTAAAGATAGTTATGCGCAAGCTAACCCAGGTAAAACACTTTCTGATTTAGAAGCAGAGGATATTGTTGCAGGTATTCTAAAAAAAGAAAACATAGGACTACCTAAAGGTATGAGAATGGATAATCCATCTGAATTATATTTTAAAATACCTGGTTTTTTTGTAAACAGAACTACGTTAGATGATGCAGTAACTAGATCAGGTGAAGCTAGAGTATCAATAGGGAAATTAAAATTAGAGTCAGATAAAAAAGCATTTAATGAATTGTATGGTAAACAAAATAACCCTATGCAAACTATGATAGGTGGTATGGCAAAACTATCTATGATTACTAGACGTAATTTATTTTATGATGATCTTCTTAAAAAAAATGATGATGTAATTAATACCTGGACAGCAGCTGCAGATAAAAGAAGTGTTGCTCAACCTATGTTTGCTAAAACAGAAGAAGAAGCTAGAGCTTATTTTGGTAATGCAGATTTTAGAAGAGTAAGTGTTATTGATCCTAGTCAAAAACTACAAGTATCAATAGCCTCGGGTGCAACTACACCATTTGGTGACATTGCTTCTCCAATATTTGCAAGAACTGCAGTAGCTGAAGCATTAGAGAAAACAGGCACAGACATTGCAAAATCAGGTACACTTGGGAGACTATATGAAAGTTTAGTTTTATACCCTAAAGCTACATCACAAATAGCTAAAACAATTTTATCACCGGTGACACACTTAAGAAATTTTGTAAGCGCTGGAGCTTTTGCTGCAGCTAATGGTATCCTACCGGCCGCAGACATGGGTGCAATTAAACAAGCTTATCAAGCATTACAAACACCATTAAAAGGCACTAGACAACAAAATGAATTGTATGAAGAATTATTACAATTAGGTGTAGTAAATTCTAATGTAAGTTTAGGGGATCTATCTAAACTTTTAAAAGATGTAAATTTTGGTGCTAACATGACATCAGATAAAGGAATGAGAATGTTATTAAAACCATTGTCAAAACTAAAACAAGTATCACAAGATTTATACACAGCTGAAGATGACTTTTGGAAAATATATTCTTGGGCTATAGAAAAAGATAGAATAGAAAAACAATTTACTAAAGCTGGTATTGTTAGGGGTCAGTATTTTACAAGAAATGGTGTTGATATAAAACTTGATGATAAATTTTTAAAAGAAGAAGCAGCTGACATTGTTAAAAATAATATACCTAACTATGATTATGTGTCAGATTTTGTACAAAATTTAAGAAAGTTACCTATTGGTAATTTTGTATCTTTCCCGGCAGAGATTGCTAGAACGGGAACTAATATTGTAAGACGTGCATTAAGAGAAATTAATGAAGAAGTAACTTTAGCTAATGGTACTGTAGTTAAACCTTTTGAAACAATTGGTTATACAAGACTATTTGGTTTTACTACAACAGTAGCAGCAGTTCCTATGGGAACAGCAGCAGCTTTCCAAGCTCTGTACGATGTAACTGATGAAGAAAGAGAAGCTATTAGAAGATTTGCAGCACAGTGGTCTAAGAATTCTACATTACTTCCAATTAAAGATGAAGATGGTAATTTTAAATACGTAGATTTTAGTCATGCTAATGCATACGACACGTTAATAAGACCCTTACAATCTGTTGTTAATGCCGTTCAAGACGGAAGAAAAGATGAAGATGGTATTATGGATGACTTTGCAAAAGGTTTGTTTACAGCCATGTCGGAATTTGCACAACCATTTATATCTGAATCTATTTGGACAGAAGCGGTAACGGATTTACTTATAAGAGGTGGTAGAACTAGAGATGGTTTTCAAGTCTACAGTGAACAAGATAATGCTGGAGATCGTAATAGTAAAATTATGGCTCACTTAGTTAAAGCACAAATGCCTTTTTCTTTCGAACAATTAAAAAGATTAGATAGATCATTAAAAGAAAACAGTTTATTTACTAAAAGTAAATTTGACAAGTATGGTCAAGAATATGAATTTGGTGACGAGTTTCAAGGTTTGTTTGGTTTTAGACCGGTAGCAGTTAATCCTGAAAGAACTATGAATTTTAAAGTTGCAGACTTTCAAAAAGGTGTAAGAGATTCAAGATCATTATTCACTAGAGCAGCACTTAAAGGTGGTCCGATTGAACCAAGAGAAATTGTAGATGCTTATTTAAATTCTAATCGTGCTTTGTTTAATGTAAAGAAAAATTTAAAAGCTGACATAGATGCTGCAAGATTATTAAATATATCAGACGAAGGTTTATATAGTTCTCTGGACAGACTTTCCGGGGTCGAAGTAAATTCAATTGATCAAAATATATTTAGACCACTTACTGTTTCATTAGAAGTTCAAAGAGCTTTTGCAGAAAATGCAGAAGCAATTGGTGTAGCCAATCCTTTAACAGAAGCTTTTGAGGCCATTGCAGAATTACAATCTCAATTATCAGAATTTTCATTAACTTTACCTGAATTACCTACATTAGAAAACCCGTTAATGCCTATTATGCAGGACACACCATTAACACCAACAAGCTTGAATCTACCTGGAGTTAACGCGGAAGCGGTAGCAGCACAGGTACAAGGTGGTAACTTTAGTGGCTTGACAAACCAACAAAAATTTAATTTACTCTTTCCAAATGGCTAACAAAGATAACGCATTACAGAGAATAGATTCTCATGAAAAACTGTGTCGAATTATGCAGAAGCAAACGCATGATAAAATACTGAAGCTTGAGCATCAAATTAACCGCGTAGAAAGCATCTTATTAGTCTCTGTTGGAGCATTGATATCGGGTATGGCTTATGTTATATTTGCTCTAATTATTTCACAATAAAAACTATGCAACTTTCAAAACATTTTACTCTTTCAGAGATGACTCGTTCAATGACCGCGCAACGTAAGGGTATTGATAATACACCAGGGTCCGGGGAAATTAAAAGCCTGGGAGACCTGTGTTATGAGGTCTTAGAACCGCTACGAGCACACTTCGACAAGGCTGTTACGATTACCAGCGGATACCGCTCAGAAGCGCTCTGTGAGGCTATAGGAAGCAAAAAAACGTCACAGCATGCCAAGGGCCAGGCGGTCGACCTAGAAATATTTGGCGTGCCCAACATTAAGACAGCTTACTGGCTACAAAATAACGTAGATTTTGATCAGCTGATCATGGAGTACTTTGATAAAGATGATCCCGCAGGCGGATGGGTCCACATTAGTTATCACGAATCAGATTCAAATAGAAAACAAGTTCTTACTTTTGACGGAAAAAAATACACTGAAGGTCTTCCAGATATGGAATGGAAAGACGGCAAAGTAGTTGGTTAAATCCAATCTTTTAGTTCTTCACCCATAATCTGACTAGCTATATTAACTTTCTTTTTAAGAGCTTTAACAATTCTAGCATCAACAGTATCTTCGCAATAAATATCTATATAAGTCATAGGAAACTTCTGACCAATACGGTCTATTCTTGCTTCTGACTGTTGTCTTTTTTCAAGATCATAACCATTAGAATAGTACACCATAGTAGACGCTGCAGTTAATGTAATACCATAACCACCTGTTTGTGTTGTACCAATAAAAAATCTAACCGATGAGTTTAGATCTTGGAATTTATTAATATTAGATTGACGATCACCCATAGGTGTTAATCCATAATAATCTACAAAACTATTTTCGCCAAACTTTTTAGATATCTCCCGGATTATCCTATTAACATCTCTTTGCCAGTGAGCCCATATAACAACCTTACCTTCAGTCTCTTCTAATACATTCATTAGTTCTGGTAATCTGTTTGAGTCTAAGTCTTTGATAGTCCCATCATCAGCTGTAAAATGACCACAAGTAATTTGCTGTAATCTCATCAACTGTGTCATAACTGTAGCTGTAGTCATCATTTTACCATCCATTTGTGCAAGAGCTAAATTTTTCATCTGTAAATATAGTTTCTTTTGATCTGGTGTAAGTGTGACTAGACGTTTAATAAATGTTTTAGGAGGTAAATCTAAACAATCTTCTTTTAATACCCTGTAAGAAAAAGCTTTTAATTTTTCTGACAACTCTGGAAGATGTTGATAACCAGTTACAATTTGTACAGACCTACCACCAAAGTTTGCTGTTTTCATTTTAGCGTATCTAGTTCTAAACGTATAATAAGAAGTGTGTCCTAGTAATTCTTTTTTAAGAAAATCACATTGTTTAAATAAGTCTAGTGGTGATTTAGTTACAGGAGAACCTGTGAGTATTCTTTTATATGGTGCATATTCACCAAGAGAACAGATGTGTTTACTACGTTTAGCGTCTGGGTTTTTGATAGTTGTAGACTCATCTATAGCCATCATAGTTCTATGGCATCTTAAAAATTTAGCTGCAAACTCTACACCTTTTTTAGTAGATAATGCTTCTACGTTCATATTTAGAATATGTAGATCTTCTCCAGGGACAAATAGTTTGTCTAATTCTTTTTGTTGTTTTTTATTAATCATTGCTTGCCACAATACAGAAGTTTGATCTATATGATCTGGTAAGTGGGTAGGTATTTCTCCATCATGCCAATTTTTATAAACACCTTTAGGGGAAATAATTAATACACCATTAATCTTTCCAGCGTCATACAACATAGCAATGTTATCAATTAACACTTTTGATTTACCAGTACCCATTTCCATAAAATAGGCAAAGTAAGGTTTTTCCCATGAAAGCTCTAATGCTTTTATTTGATGTGCATAAGGCTTAGTCTTAAATTTATAATTCATAATTTTTCTTCTTTCTAGTTGACAAAATATATAGAACATCCTATATGTAATGTCAATGACAGAAAGCAAAAAAATAGTATATGTAATTCAAGAGTTACCAGGTACAAAAGCAGGTGCTCCTAAAATTAATATTATGAGTGCAAAGAGACATGGTGAGTTTAAATTTTTACTACCAGAATTTTCGCAAATAATATTTTCACCAGGACCACTTATTTTTAAACTTAGAAATTTACTTAAAGATTATACTCCAGAAGATTATTTATTATTGACTGGCGATCCTGCAATTATAGGTGTAGCTTGTTCTATTGTTTCTGACATGACTAACGGAAGATACAATCTATTAAAATGGGACAAGCAAGATAGAATATATTATCCGATTTCAATTAACCTACACGAGAAAGGAAAAGTACAAGATGAGTAATATAAATTTTGAGGCTGATCAAAGAGAAGATCTAGACTCAGTAAATGAAGCTGGTAGTTTAGCAGAGCAAGTTGTCAAACTACAAAAACTAGAAGCAGAACTTTTAGTTAAAGAGGCAGAAGCAAAAGAATTAAAAAGAAAAGTAGATTTAGTTTCTTCTGAAGTCATACCGACTATGATGCAAGAAATGAATATATCTACATTAAAATTAGCAGACGGGACTTCAGTAGAAGTTAAACCCGTCTACGGTGCATCTATACCTGCAGATAAAAAGGAAGATGCATATACATGGCTTCGTGAGAACGGACTGGGTGATCTTATCAAGAATGAGGTAACCGTTGCTT